AAATCTCTTTATTCAAAATAGCTTGCTCACCTAAATGAGCAAATACAGGGAAATAGAAATCATAACGTGTCTCACGAGACCACATCTTAGGCAAACCTTGCTGATAAGTTAAATCAGCACGAACGTTTACCAATCCAATTATGTATCCATGTTCTTGAGCATGATACGTAAAACCATGTCCACTAGCCAGCGCAGTACCCATTGCAGCCAAGTTACCAAGCGGAGTAGCACCGCCAGAAATTGAAGTAGCAGAAGTCTGAGCAATCGGGTTAACATTAACATATGTAGAACCTCCACCAATATACTCTGGACGTTGTAAACGATAATCTTGTGGAGTTACACCAAAATGAGCACGTAACAATTCTGTATAACGTGTACCACCTCGCGCATCGCGCTCAAGCAACTTCTGAATCTGAAATGATTGACGTAACTGATTAATTGTCGCTGCAGTAGCATCAGACAAATCAGCATACAAACCAGACTCTCCAGAAGTAACAACACCAATAGACTTATCTAAAATAGAAGAACCAGGTGAACCAGAACCAACATTAGTGTTATAAACACCAAAACTAGCTTGTGTATAAGCAGAACCTGTAGCAAATAAACCAGCTTGGTTACCACCAGAAGTCAAACCTAAAGTTTTACCATTGCCATATACAGGTGCAGAAGTACCTAAAGGTAAAGAAACTGATTCACCCTTTTGTGGCCAAGGCAAAGCACCAGTAAAATAATCTTTACGTTTACCACGACGAACCATCGTGTAATCCGTAACATCATCACCAGAATCACCAGTATTAACAACAACAGAATTTTGTAAATTCTCGTCTCTGAACCACTCATTATAAATTAAATTATAAGCGCGTAACGGTAACGCATTATGCGTAACCGTATTGCTGCCAGTAATCTGACCAGCAGTAGGAAGACCAAAATGGTCAAAAATAGAACCAACCGCATAACCGCCAGCAGGCGAAGTAATCTGCGGTACAACATAAGAAATAGAATCACCTGGGTTCGCTTGCTCACCCATAAACTTAACCCAATTAGACCAAACTAATCGGTTAGGAACAAAAAAGAAAAATGTATCCAGATGCAAATTATCCATCACTGGAAACAATGGCGTAGCCAAACGAGCAAACATAGTTGCTTTAACATTGTGCATATCGCCTGGAAGGACTTCATCACAATAAATAGGAACTAAATATCCGCCATCAAACGTAGTTTTATGTGCGTATTGAGTATCAAAACTAGAACGCGGAATTTCCGCTTTAGGAACCATAGCAAAACTATGAGAACTTACCGACTTATTACGATGCATAGCAATCTCCCGAAGTATTCCGTACCACTCTTACGAGTGATACGGTTTAAAAAAACTTAATCAGTCTCACGAATCTTTACTTGCTTTCCTAGACAAATCTGCTTAGGAGAAGCCAATAAATCAAAGGCACCGGTATTGTCATCAAACGTGCCTAAATAATATAAATCAAAATCGTCAGGATGTACATAAATTTGGTTATCTTCACTAGCGCGATTAACCTCATCACTAAACTGACGAATAGCTACACCTTCAGTAGCAACATACGCTGGACGACCAAATGCGTCAGCAGCACGGTCTTTAATAGAAACAATAACTAATTTCATAACAACTCCTTTAAATCTTACGTTTTAAAAGCGATAACTTAGCCAAAGCGACTTTTTCCTTTACAGCCAAACGCTCTAAAGTGTTATCTTCAAAATGTGAGCGACCTTCTTGCTCACGAGCGAATTGTATACCATCAAACTGCTCTGGAAACAATTCTTTAAACTTATTATCATAAAAACGTGGTGGACGGCACTTTTTGCCACGCACCACTACCGAGTCAGTCGTATAAACGTCTGACATGAACTTATCAAACCAAGCCTGTCCAATACCAGGCTTAAGAGACATCTTATTAAATTCAGGCTTACGCTGAATAATCTCACCGGTCTCTAAATCACAATACTGATAATGCGCATCAGCATCAACCACTTCGTGGTTTTCATTAACGGTCTTACCGTTAATCTTCTTCATAATATATCGCGCAACATAAGCAGCAGACTCAAAGTTAACATCACCAATAGAGCTATAGCCATACGGCCAAAGCTCTTTAAGTATTTCTGACGTATATAAGATAGACCCAGTCTGCGTTCTTTGGAAAAACTTCTTATCTTCAAAATCAAGACCAAAGATACAAGCATGGAAATGAGGACGATCAAAAGATTCACCATATTCACCTGCCATATAAAAACGAATAGTCTTTCCAGTATAACGTTTTCTCAAACGTTTCATAAAAAGCTGGAAATCCTCATAATGTAAAGAATAATCTTTAGGACAATGCTCTGGAGCATATGTCAAAGTAATAAAACAATTACTAGTATGCATTTGTGCCTCATGCATACAACGAACGGCCCACTGACGTGACCGTTCAAGGCGACAACCAACACACTGACCACAAGGCAATGACAAGGTACGGACTACGTCCGCCCCTGGTATCTCCCGCCAAATAATAGACCTGTCAGCGCATTGATAAGCCGTTAGAGGCTTATAACACGCCATAAATTACAGTCTAAAACCACCGCGTTGCGGTGAAGTACGCATATTAATGCTCTTAGTCTTGCTTACGCCACGACGAAATTTCTTCGCTGCGCCATGCTTGCTCATTGGTTTTCTATAAAGGCTCATAACATTGCACTCCGTAGTTAATAAATGTGGTTTTGGTGTCACCTAGCACAGTTACATCAAGTAGAGTAACTGTGCTGGAACCGTCTTACGACGATTCCTTAGGTGTTTCTACTGCAGAAACAATGGGTTCAACCACTGGTTGTCCATCAATAAGACCAATTTGAATCGCTTCATCGCGATTCTCGTCATTCTGCAAAAATTGCAATAATGCATTCGGGTCATGGTCAAACTTAGCCCGAATCTTAGCTGGCAAAGCCATAAAAGCCGCATCAGAGGCTTTAATTCTATTCAATGCATCGTGGTAGTCAGATACACCACTAAAATCGCCATAGGACGGCTCTATAGGCGAAACAGGCATGCTGCCAGTTACGCCAAAACGCTCAACTAAAACATTAATATCACATTCATCCTTCATGTGTTGTTGAGCCAAACTCGGGTCTTTACAAACAAGACCAGACTCTTCCGAAGCAAGAGCCATATCGTAATTATAAGGATTACGAACAAAAACTTTAGTCATATCACTTTCCTTTCGGTGCGTTCTTAGTAACAAATGGCATTGCTGATGAACCACGCAATAGCCCCAAACCTTCAAAAATAGTACGTAATGACTCCTGAATTGGAGACATATACTTAGAAAAATTAGGATTCTCTTGTTTAAACTGCTCTGCAGGTTTATGCAAATTAATTTGCTGACGAATAGAATCCATCAAAGCATCTAACTGACGTGAAGATGCACCATGCTGACCAGCTCGCTCAAGTAATTCCTTAATTTGAGCTTCATTCATACCAGGATACAAACGCTTGTTTTCAGTATCCTGGTCAATATTACGAGTCTCAGCAGCTAACTTCTCAGCCGAAGCAGCATTAACTTGTTGAGTAGACTTAGCAACACCAACTTGCTCCCTGGCCAATTCACTTTGTGATTGGCGTAATGAGGTCTCACCAAACTTGGGAGCCTCAATAGAACTAGCTCCTGAAGCAGGAGAGCTAGTAGGAGCAGAACCAGTCTTAGAATAAGCCAACATAGGTGATAAACCAGCTGCATTTAAATCTTTAACCATACGTTGATATGTCGTATTAGACATACGCTCGTTAAAAGCTTCAGATTGCTCCTGCCTTTGAGCAGCAGCATCACGATTCTCTTCAGCATTCCAAACACTGACAGCACTGGATAAAAAATCACCAAACATACTAACGCCCTTCGGTTGTTTCCTGACTACTCCTTACGGAGCAGTCCAGGTATATAAAACATTAGAAATGGTCAATTAGACCAGGAACACTATACATAGGCATAGGTCTAGCCATCTTACAATCAAAAAACGCATCCATTAAAAATTGTTGACCATTTGCAGCTGAACCAACTGCAGTAGTACGGTCAATAGGTGGCGTTTCTTGAATAAACGTAGAATTCAATGTAGGAAGCGAAGTAAACTTCTGAGCGTAATGCCAAGGGTCAATCGTACCAGCACTTGTAGACTTGAATAAACCAGTAATTTGAGAAGGTTTATAACGGTACTCAGCCCAACGCTCTTGATATCCGAAAACATCATCATCAGTAGATGTACCAGTAACATAAATCTCTTTATTCAAAATAGCTTGCTCACCTAAATGAGCAAATACAGGGAAATAGAAATCATAACGTGTCTCACGAGACCACATCTTAGGCAAACCTTGCTGATAAGTTAAATCAGCACGAACGTT